CGGAGGTCGAAGTCGGCCGTGTCGAAGTAGGTGGTTTCCAACCTTTGACCGACAAACAGCGGGTCGTAGGCTTCCGCCGGCAGCGCCTCGAGCAGGATCCCGGCCAGGCCCGGCAGCCGGTCGGTAGCGACGGCCCAGGTGCCGAGATTGCTGCGCAGGGTGGTAGCGGGGAGCGATTGCATTTTCGATCGGTTGTCGGGTATTGGCTGATAGCTGATGGCTGATAGCTGACAGCTTTTTGAATTAAAAACAGCTATCAGCTATCAGCCGTCAGCTATCAGCCGAAGCCGGTTTCATCGGGTTAGCTGACGACGTTCTGCGTGTTGACCGACGCGGCGTTTTGGGCGTTGCCGGGCTTGTGGATGGCCTCGGCGCCGAAGCCGATGATGCAGACGTTGACGTTCTGCGAGCCGGTCTCGGTGACCTTCAGGCCGAGGTAGCGCTTCGTCATCTGGTCGGCGCGGGCCTCGAACGTGACCAGCTTGTTGGCAGTCGTGAAGCCCGTCTGGCTGGCGTTGTTGCCGGCCAGGTTCGTTGCCGTGGCCAGGGAGGATTGGGTATCCTCGACGAGCTGGAAGTTGAGCGAACCGCCGCCGGTCACGGCGCCGACGTTGATGACGAAGAACGCCCGGTGGAACTGGCTCATGTCGATCGAGCCGGTCGTCTTGTTGCTGTTGTTGATGACCTGGGGGTCGACCTCGGTGGCAAAGCCGAGGGCTTGGGTGATTTGTTCCATGTACATGAGTAGGGTTCCTTGGTGATTGGCTGATGTCACAAGCGCCGCAGCACGGCGAACCGGCTGCGTTAGCTGCCGGGTGGAGGCTGGGAGCTAACCCGGCAGCTAACGCAGCCGGTTCGCCGGGTGGAGGCTGGGGCTAACCCGGCAGCTAACGCAGCCGGTTCGCCGTTGCGGCCCGTTTAGTTCAGGACAACGAACGGACTGACGGTGGTGGCGGCGTCTTGGAGCGTCACGGGTTTGTCGAGCCAGGGTTGGCCGTCGACGCGCTCGACTACACGCCAGGTCATCTGGTTCTTGAGGAAGTTCACGTGCTCGCTGGCTGCGATCTCGATCTGCATGCGGTCGCCGATCACGTAGAACGACGGATCGATCAGCATCAGATCGCCCTTGGTGCCCAGAGCCGGCACCTTCTCCGTCGGGAACGCGGGCCGGCCGAGGAGCGACCAGTTCGGCGACTTGGTGATGCCCTGGTCGATGCTGATGAAGATGGCGCGGTTGGCCCCGTCCTTGAGCTGCAAGAGCTGCGGCACCACCGAGGGGCTGAACGTCCAGATCGCCTTGCCCCACGAGATGGGCAGCAGCTTGCTCCACATGCCGGCCACGTCGCTGAACTGGACCAGGTTGCCGCCTGCCCGGTTGTAGGCGATGCTGGCGCTGGCTGTCAGCATCCCTTGCGGTTTGCCGACGCCGTTGCCCTGCAGAAAGGCGTACTCCTCGAACCAGGCGATCGCCTTGCCGAACAGCGTCATCAGGAACTTCTCCAGGCCGACGACGCTGTCTTGCAGCAGCACGTTGCTGGAGACGCTGTAGCCGGACAGCTCCCACGCCTTCAGCTCGAGCTGCTTGAACTGCGGCTCGGTCTCGGTCCGGGTTTGCGCCTCGGCCGTCCAGTACATCTGCACGCCGCCGAAGAACGGCGAGACGCCGGCACTCTGCACCGTGCTGATGTCGAGGAATGGGATCTGGAGCGTGGCACTGCCCATCGGCTGGACGAAGGCACGTGGTCGGATGAACGTCTCCTCGGCCATGACGCTCAGGAGTTGCTGGTAGAACTCCGGCGGCACGGTGTAGCCGCCGGCGACGCCGCTGGCCTCGGCCAGAGCCGCCTTGGTTTGCCATTCATTGAAGCGCGAGCCGTAGTGCCGTTCGAGGTAGCCGCGGTCGTTGCGAGCGACGGCCAGGGCCCAGTCGCCGAACGACTTGCGCGGGTCGCCTTCGCCGCCGGGGCCGAAGATGGCGGGGACGGCGTGCTTGCGAGCCAGCCTCTGGGCGTCGGCGTAGGCCTTCAGCGCCTGGTTGACGGCGCTGTCGAGGTTTTGGCTGTGTCGGGTCAACGCGCCCTCCAGCGCCCGCGAGATGGCGGGCGTCAGGGGATCCTCGGCGACGGCGACAGCACTGCCGCTCTGGATGAGCTGCTGGCCGTCGGCATCGCTCACGTCGATGCGCTCCCCAGCCTTGCGGCCGAGGAATTCTTTGGTGAGTTGGACAAACATGGGTGGGTTCTCGTGTGGGTAAGGTTGGCAACGGTCCGTCTCCGGGCGCACCCCGGCTGATGGCTTGGCGTCCATCTCCGCCTAGCCGCCCTGACGGTTTCATGATTCGGTGATCTACACGCGGCCTCTGGCTCGGTCGAAGGCGTCTCGGATGACGTCGCCGGCCACGGCCTCGAAGTCGACGGCGGCAATCTGCCGCGCGATGGCCTTCTCGATCTCCTCCCAGGGCGTGAAGCCGAGGGATGTGGCTTGGTCATGTGCAAAGCCGCAAGCGGCGAGGAAGTCGGGAGGCATCGCGCCCTTGGAGACGGCCTCGACCAGGGCGTCCTGGTTGGCCGGCAGGAAGACACAGGCGTATTCCAACAGCAGCCACTCGTCGATGACGAGCGATACTTGCTCGGACCAGCCGTTCTTGCGGACTTCCTTTTCGTCCGGGATGTGGACCTTGGTGGGTAGGAAGCCGATGCTCTTGCCCTGGAGCAAGCCGGCTTGCACCAGCGCCAGCACCTTGTCCGGCACCCAGGCGTCGTCGGCCGGCCAGCCGTCGGGGCGCGGCGGGTACTGCGTCTTGGCCTTGATGCCGACCAGGTTGCCGTCCTTGACGCGGCGGCGCCACAGGCTCTTGCCCACCGGCGGCAGCCAGTAGGCGTGGCCAAGCGTCACCAGCGGGTTGCCCTGGAACTGCGCGTCGTTCATGCCGCGCGCCACCACGACCTCGCCGGTGCGGTCCACCGATTCCGTCGAAATCCAGGAGACATCGGAACGCTCGCCAGGGTTGAGTTCCGTCGGCGCCTTGGCGCTGACGGCCTTGCGGTACTCGTACTCCTTGGTGTGCGGCAAGGCGCGGAGCAGCGTGTCCAGCGCCCGCGCGGCCCGGTCGGTCTGCGGGAAGTTCAAAGGGCCAATCGTCGGGCCGTAGTACTGGGTCAGGTGGGGTTTCATTGGTTCATTCCAATATGCTGGGGCGGCTTGTAGGGCGGTTTTGCAAAACAGCCCTACAAGCCTTTGCCGATCCGACATTCCGACCCGAGGCCACAAGCGGCTAGGTTCTCGGCACCGGCTGGTCGCGCTCGGGGTCGTCGGTCTGCGCCCAGAGGCGCGGCAGCCAGGGCGCGTCGCCCCACGGGACGGGTTGGAGGCCCTGTTCGCCGCGGACTTCGTTGACCGTCACGACGCCGTACTTCAGGTTCAGCTCCTGTTCCTTGGCGCTCAACTCGCGGTTGACCGGCACCGGGTCTTCGCTGGCCACGAACAGGCGGCCGGTCGGGTCATAGAGCGGGATCAGCTGTTCGTTGATCTTCTCGTCGCGGCGCTGCAGCCGCGGCGTGATCGCCTTGGCCATGTGCTGGTGCTCGGCGGCCTGCAGGTTCGCCAGGTTCGTCTCGCTCGTCAGAAAGCTCAGCGGGACGTGGAAGGCGTTGGCGACATCCTCCTTCGTCGCCTTCAGGTCGGCCAGCGCCGCAAGATCGCCCATCGAATGGGCCAGGACTTGAACCTTCAGCGCGTGCTCGGCGACCACCACCTTCCCCGTCCCACCCCGGCGGAACCGGGCATTCCACTGGGTCTCAAGCCGATCTCGTTCCTCCTCGCCGAGGATGGCCTCCGGCGACACAATCGCTTCAGGGATCGCCTGGTTGTCGAACTTGGCCTTCTTGAACGCCGCGAAGTCCGACGTCAGGCTCACCTGCTCGAAGCAGGCCCGCAGCGGCGACAGGCCGCCGAGGTAGGGATCGCGCGGGTCCGGGTAGCGAAAATGGACGATCTGGTCGGGCCGAAACAACTGCTCGCGGCTGCCGGTGCGGTAGGCGTAGTAATCGACGACCTTGCTGCTGTCCGGCCCGCGCCGCGGCGTGACGTTCTGGCTAGGTAGGATCCAAATCTGTTGCGGCACGCCGAGCGGTCCCAGGTCGAGATACCAGTAGGCGGCTCCGTGCACCTCCTGGTAGAGCGTCGTCAGCTCCCACAGGTCGAAGGCATTGTGGACCG